GTTCTTTAATGCCTTGCCCATTTCTTTTTGTGCTTTGTTTAAAGCTTTGATTGATTGTATCTTAGTATCGCTCATGATGTTTCCTCCTTTACATGAACTGTTAACGCGCCACGTTTGTTGCGCTTGATAGCGAGTCGGTCACAGTATACTTCCCTTTCGTTAGCTCCGACCATTTGTTTTAAACTTTTCTTTGCACCATCAAATAGTTTAGCACTACCTTGATGCTCGATGTAGTCGTGTGCTACTGACATGAACTCATTGTCTAGGTTAGCATCACGCTTGATCATATTTTCTACAGGTATTTTATCTTGAGTTGCTTGTACTATACCTGTGCTTAATGCATGCGGTGGCTCTTCATCTCTCTCAACATATCCCCAAAAATCTTGGATCATATCAAGTATCGTAGCCATGTAGCTGTCATCGTAGCTAATGTAATTGCATTCCCATTTACTATTGCCAAAGAATACAGACAGGTAACAACCCTTTGCTTTCTTAAGATACATATACAACTGAACTTGTGGCATGTAATAAGACATAACCTTTTCCATATTATTAAATGCGTTAGTATGTTTACATTCTATAATATCATTGTCACCTACAAGACCATCTAGTGTACCTTTAATTGGTGGCATGTTACGAGCAGTTTCTTTTCTGCTTGTACCACCTTTAAGTATTTCATACTGCTGACCATGAACATTCTTGTTATACTCTTGTTCGAACCAACTAATGTTAAAGTCCTCAGTTAGTATACCCATCTGCACTGCTAAGTTCTTACTCAGATCAGGCGATTCTATTCTACCTGTCTTGATTTCCCAGAGTTCTATCCAATCACCGTTCATAATTTTTACAGCGTCAGACCCTCCAATGAATCCTCTTCTCTCCATTACTTCCTCCATTTTGTATTAAAATTGTAGTGTATTACGTAGTATATCTCAAGGTTTTTTTACTGCTCCTTTCCATATGGCCATGACCTTAGCGGATATCCGCTTTCTTTCCTCAAGGTTTGGCCTCCCCTCCACTTCCTGCGTTGGCTGTGGAGTGGGTGCTTTAGGTCTTGGCCTATGTCTGATTATTAATTCTCTAATCATGCCCTCGTTGGGCGTTATGCGTGGACTGTCGCGTACATGAGAGGCCATTGCATCTGTAATTTCCTGCTTGCTGTAGACTTGAAGCGTATCTGCCCATGAAATCATGTAAGCTTTGTTAACTTCTGGGTCTAGTCTAGGTGCATAGAATTTAGCACGCAGTGCAGCCACTTGAATTACTATCCAAGCTCGATGTTGTTTGATGTCTTCCATTAGTCCTCCTTGTATGGTGACATGGTGTCACTCTAACCATTACTAGTATACTTAATACTAAACAATGCAGGTATACTTACTTGGTTCGGGTGACATGGTGTCACCATATAAGAAAGTATAAACATTTGGTTTGTTCCAACCTGCTCGATGCACTGCTACTATAGCAGTTGCTTCTAAGTCCTTGATAATCCTCATGATTTGACGTTCAGATATACCTGTGTCACCAGATAAAGTCTCAATGCTAGGCCAACAGACTCCTTGTTTGTTAGCATACCTAGCTAGTGCTAGTAGTATTAACTTAGCACTAGGATTTTTAACTTGCCTCAACCATATCATTTCGGTTAATCTATTAGTGAACATATTTTTCCTCCAGACCAGTATGTTCTTTAGTATCCTAGCTGGGTTCCTCCATTCTCAGCTAGGGTATGCTTACATTTTATATCTATTAGCAGACATAAGGCTGTACTCTGCCCATCTTTTTTTAGTAGCTTCATTGTATTTAATTTCTGTATTAATTACCACACCCTTCTTCTTTAATCTAAAGATTACATCTGCTAATCTAGTACAGTTGTACTCTTTGATTGCTGTCCATGTATTGATGTGTTTTTTATTTCTTAAGTGATTAAGAATTAGATTTAACTGCGTCATTACTAACCTCCATTAGTTGTTTGAATTGGTCACCGCTCATGATGACTAGGGTTTGAGGAGTACCTGTTCTCCTCTTATAAAAGGCAATGTCTCTGCCTTCTAATACTGTGAAAGGGCTGGGGAAATTAGACTTATCTCTGTACTTTACTTCTCCCACCAGCTTTCGTCCTTGGATAAAGAGATGGATGTCACCCGAGTATTCTCCTCCAAGCGCACCGCTGAGTGGTACTTTCTTGGCTTTGATACCGATTTCCGTGAGCCATTTAACGAACCAGTTTTCGTGGTAAGTTCCTTTAAGTTTATTTTTGTTTGCCATGTGTCCCTCTGATAGCAGTCTAAACATATGATGTAATGTCTGACTGGTTCTATGTTAGCTAGTATAGCTACAAACATATCCGAATCAACACTACATGCTTCGCATATAGCTGACTGTTGTCTAAGTTTTTTTGAAGTTGATCGTGATCTCGCAGCCAAGTGCGTCTACCCAACAGCCAAACAAGAACCCAGATGGTACTCGTTTGTGCTGTTCCCATTTATGAATGAGTGATGAAGCGCATCCAATTCTGTGTGCAAGTTCCTCTTGAGAAATACCAAGTGCGTTTCGAAGGTCAACCATTTGCTCGATAAGTTCTTGATAAGAACCAGTAACATGAGTCTCATCCTTATAGTTCGGGAACGTCTTTATTTTTACACTCACTTGCTAATGCTAGGTATCCTATAGCATCTACAATAGAATCTTCTTTGTATCCACCACTTGATAGCCTAGCTAGTTTCATTTGCGCTAACATAATAGGTACTTGCCATGTTTGTACAGTGTAATCAAGTGTCTCTGACCAAGCTCGAGCAATCATTATCATATTAATATAAGCATCACCGTACTGATTGTTTCTGTCTTCGCTTATTAATTTGTTAGCTTCATCTAAAACTTTGCTGCGTCTGCTCATAAAGATTGGTTGCTCTGTCATATTGGATGTCCTTCTATAAATGGAGATGATTCTACTTCTAGTTCCTCTTCGATTTCATCTACTAAAGTATTAGTATCATACATATCCCACCAATCTGCAATCGCTAGGTATTTTAATTTTAACTGGGCTTCTGCCATGTATGCATTGTACTCTATTGAATCTCTTAATACATCACTGAAGTAACCAGAACCTGTAAGGTACATTGGATTCGCACTACTTTTTCTATGTTTAACTAGAAATCCTTTATAAAATATACCGTAATGTATCAGCTGCATTTGTGGCTGACGTAATATATTTTTATTATCATCAAACTTTTCTCCAGGATTTGTGCATATATAGCTTGCCTCATGTGTACCTAGCTTGTCATCATAGGTAACACATATTGAATGGTATAGCATTGTCTTGGTCATATGATTTCTACCCTTTGCGTGTTGTGTTTTTCCCATTTCTCATGACACAGTGCAAGGAAAGTTATTCTATTATGGTAGCTTGGGTCTATACCAAGAGCATAGAATCCATTAACTTGCTCTTCTATGTTTGTAATCCACACATCAGGTACTATGTTTTCTAGGTAATAATCTAGTACCTGTGTTGGTATTGCTGTAATAATCTTAACCATTTGTTTATGCTCCTAACATAGTAAATGTTTTCCAATCATCAGAACGCATAGCCTTTGCTATTGTATCTGATCGTTGACGTTGTGCATTCTCTGGTACTGCACAATCTTGAGTATGAGTAGCCCATTGAGTCATGGTATTGTAAGCTGCCCATGCAGTGTGACCTAGGTGATTTACTTGATCACTATGAATACTAAGTAAGTTATCAAGCTGCTTCTTGTTAAACTCATTGTGATCTTTGTATCTATGAGTAGTTTTAACTAATTCTTTCTTAAAGAAACTCTCTACTGTACTCCAATTCATTGGCTGCTTAGTGTATGAAGTCCACAAATCCTTATCTTTAAAGAATTGCCTAGCTCCTTGTCGCATTAAGTCAGTACTTGCATCTAGTCCTAGTGATCCATTCTTAGTATGCTTGGTACGCTGATGACTAATAGTATCTGGTGTTGTGCATCCATTCATACACCACAACCTAAATGCTTTAGCTGATTGTGATAAAGACCAGCTAGCATCGTAACTATTATACACTTGAATTTGAAATCTAATATGATCATCAACTACTGGTTGAACTATTAAGTCAGGGAATATGATATCTATCTTAAGCTTTCTGCCATTGTCATAGTCAGTAACCTTAAACTCATAGTCACTACTAATGTCTGCTTGTTTGATTGCATCATAGGTAGAATTAACTACATCATCATGTGATATGATATGATATCCATTACCGTGTACTGCTAATACTTCCTCAGTATCAGTGCGAATCAATGCTTTATGTGAATTGACAATGGTTCCATTTTCTATTTGAAGTGGCACTAACTCAGTGTCAAACTGCCATTTCTCTGTTTGGTATGATCCCTGATTTAAAATATCTAACATGGTGTTTCCTTCCTTGGTTGTTGATTGATAAGCAGTTTATAGTCCTACTCAGGACTTAGTGTTATGCAGCTTTAGTTATTGTTAGAACCTTAGCTATTGGGCGTTCTTTCTTTGCGCCATATTCAAATGATTTATCGAATGCTAATTTGTAAAGCGTGTTCAGTACAGTGATGTGAATTAACATATGTTTGAAGTCCTGATCTAACGCTTCGGTGAAAGCTATTGTTCTGTTCCAAGCCTCACTATCTTTCTCGTTAAGCTTTTGTTCTTGAGCAACACTCATTCGATCCCATTGAATATCATAGGACTCTTTGATACCAGAGAATCTATCGCTCTCTTTGGTTTGATACATTGCTCTATGAGCGTTGTAACATAAGTTCCTAACTTGTTGCTTACGTTGAAATGTAGAGAATCCTTTAAGCATATTCTCGTAAGATGTGGTAATTTCTTTAGTCATATTAATCTCCATAGTTTACGTTATATCAAGATGGTTATCTTGACAGGTGGAATAAGACATGGCTATCTTCCCACTTGGGCTTGTATTACCGCAAGGTCTGAGGAACGAATGGCCTTGAGGTGATAAAGATGGTTGTGTCAGATTACAGATGGCAGGGTGAACATTGATGATATACGTGAGCTATGGGTCAGGATTGATATGATGCAAAGAAATTGCCTAAGTCTTATGGGGATATGTGTAAGGATTCGTGTAATGTTGTTCGTTAATGGGTTGCGTTAATACTATTGTGCGTTGACACAAGGGTTATTGACGTGCCATCTAATGGGGGGATTACAGGGGGGTTTAGAGAGATATTAGATGAATGTATTACAGCGTAAACTAACTACAAAACAGATGGCACTAGTGGATACCCTCGTAGCAACTGGGTGTAGTATAACAAAGGCTGCGTCTCAAGCAGGTTATGCTAGTGGTGAAAGCGGTAGAGTGACTGCTAGCAAGGCATTGAAGCTATCGCATGTGCAGCAGTATATGATGACGAGGATACAAGAGACTATAGGTTTGAATGCTACGAAAGCTGTCGCACAGGTAAGTAAACTAGCGCAGGGTGCGAAGTCGGAGTATGTACAGCTAGAGGCGTCTAAGGATATACTGGATCGTGCAGGATACAAACCTATTGAACGCGCACAGGTGCAAGTTGCTGGCGACATTAGCGTTAGTATAGACCTTTCGTAGAGGCAGGGGGGGGTTAAAAACTGCAAGCTTGGTTACGGTAAGGGTCTACAGCACACATTATTGTTGAAAAAGGTTCGATGTGTGTTACAAGCAATCATATTTTTAATTGTAGGAGGCATTCTAATGGGTGGTGTTTATGAGAGTTTTATTTTTAAACCCTCTGCGTACACAAGAAGAGACCAGCCAACAGGTAAGGATGTTACGGAAGATGCTTATTCTAATTTAGATGG